CAAGGTAAAACTAGAAGAGGTAGTTATGCCGCATATATGGATATATCACATCCGGAAATATTAGAATTTTTAGATATAAGAAAACCGTCAGGTGGCGATATACACAGAAAATGTTTAAACCTACATCATGGAATAAATATTACTAATGATTTTATGGAATTAATCGAAAAATGTATTCAAGAACCAACTTATGATGATACTTGGAATTTGATTGATCCACATACAAAAGAAATAGTTAAAAGGGTCTCAGCTAGAGACTTGTGGCAAAAAATACTTGAAAACAGAGTAGCCACTGGTGAGCCATATGTTTGCTACATTGATCATATTAATGATGCATTGCCTGAACAACAAAAGAAATTAGGATTATCAGTTAAACATTCAAATTTATGTACTGAAATTACATTACCAACTGATGAAGATAGAACTGCTGTTTGTTGTTTATCAAGTGTTAATTTAGAAAAATATGATGAATGGAAAGATGATAAATTATTTATTTCTGATCTTGTTAGATTTTTAGATAATGTATTACAAAGTTTTATAGATAATGCACCTGATAGCGTATTTAGAGCTAAATATAGTGCAACACAAGAAAGATCTATTGGTCTTGGTGCTATGGGTTTTCATGCTTATTTACAAAAAAATAATATTGCATTTGAATCTGTTATGGCAAAAGCTAAAAATAAATTAATGTTTAAACACATTAAAGATGAAGCAGTAAAAGAATCAAAAAGATTAGCTATAAAAAGAGGTGAAGCTCCGGATATGGAAGGTACTGGAATGAGAAATGCTCATTTACTTGCCATTGCTCCTAATGCTTCAAGTTCAATTATTTGTGGAACAACTTCTCCAAGTATTGAACCATTTAGAGCTAATGCATATGTTCAAAAAACTATGTCAGGTTCTTTTCTTGTTAAAAATAAATTTTTAGAACAATTATTGGAAACAAAAGGTATAAATAATGAAAAAACTTGGACTTCTATTTTAGCTAATCGTGGTTCAGTTTTACATTTAAAGGATTTATCAGATTATGAAAAAGATGTATTTAAAACATCAATTGAACTTAATCAACAATGGATCATTGAACATGCGGCCGATAGACAAGAACATATTTGTCAAGGTCAATCATTAAATGTATTTGTTCCTGCTGATGTAAACATAAAAGAATTACATGATATGCATATGTTAGCATGGAAAAAGAAACTTAAAACATTATACTATTGTAGATCTGAAGCAATTAAACGTGCTGAATTAGTAAGTTTAAAAGTTGAAAGAACAATAATACCTGAATCAGATTGTATAGCTTGTGAGGGATAATGAAAAAAGTAATTAAAAGTTGGGGTTGGAGTAATATCATCTTAGGTGGTTTGCTAGGTGGATATATAGGTTATGTATTTATACTAGCCTTAGTCAACACAATATGTGATTGTATATAGGAACAAATATGATTAAAAAAAAATTAACTATTACTCAAAAGTATCGTCAGTTAAAAAAACAAACTGAAAATGCTGGAATGAAAGTAAAAGAAGAAAACGGTAAACTTGTTGTTACCAGAAAAAGAAAAAGGAAATAAATGAGCTTATTTAAAACTAGAAACTATTATAAGCCTTTCGATTATGAATGGGCGTTTGAAGCATATGATACAATGCAGAAGATGCATTGGCTTCCTAGTGAGGTTCCATTACATGAAGATGTAAGAGATTGGAACGAAAGATTAACAGCTGAAGAAAAAAATTTAATATCTCAAATATTGAAATTTTTTACACAAGGTGATGTTGATATCGCTCAAGCTTATTTAGATAAATATATACCACAATTTAAATCACCTGAAGTTAGAATGATGCTAGGATCCTTTGTGGCATCTGAAGCTAATCATGCTCATAGTTATTCATTATTAAATGATACTATTGGTGAAACATCATTATCTAATTTTAAAGCATTTCAAGAATATAAAGAAATGGCTGATAAACATGAATATTTATTTAAACCAAAAGGCAAAGGTGTTGAAGGTTTAATAAAAGATATTGCTTGTTTTTCTGCATTTGGAGAAGGTTTACAATTATTTGCATCATTTGTAATGCTTTTAAACTTTCAAAGATTTGGAAGAATGAAGGGTATGTGTCAAATTGTAACTTGGTCAATTAGAGATGAAACTCATCATGTTGAAAGCATGATTAAATTATTTCATGAATTAATAAAAGAAAATCCACAAGTATGGACTGAACAATTTAAAGCTGATTTATATCAACAATGTCGTGATATGGTAAACCTAGAAGATAAGTTTATTGACTTAGCTTTTGAATTAGGTGGAATTCGTGGATTAACATCTGATGAAGTAAAAAAATATATAAGATATATTGCTGATAGAAGATTATTACAATTATCTTTAAAACCAAATTATAAAGTTAAAGACAATCCTTTAAGTTGGCTTGATTGGGTTCTAAATGGCGTTGAACATGCAAATTTCTTCGAAAATAGAGCTACTGAATATAACAAAGGCTCTATGACTGGAAATTTGTGGGGATAATATGAAATTTATACTAACTATGTATGTTTGTTCTGCAATTGCACAACAATGCGGACCAGGTGTAATTAAACCTATAGAATATAAAGATTGGAATGATTGTTTACAAAACGGTTATTCTGAATCTCAATTATTTTTAGCTAAATATACACCTGAACAAATTAATCAATATCAAATGTTAACTAAGTTTACATGTATTGAACAACAAAGTAAAGGAGCTTAATATGGCTGAGTATCAAGGCCGAAAAGTAACTTTAAACAAGCCAATGCGAGGTGACGTAAAAAAATTTAAAGTTTATGTTAAAAATCCAAAAGGCAATGTTGTAAAAGTTAATTTCGGGCATGGTGGCACATCTGCAAAAGCGCTAGGTGAAAAAACTATGCGAATAAGAAAAAATAATCCAAAAGCAAGAGCTAGTTTTAGAGCAAGACATAACTGTGCTAGTCCTGGTCCAAAAACAAAAGCAAGATATTGGTCTTGCAAAGCTTGGTAATAAGGAGATAAATATGGCTTATAAAAAGAAAAAGGGTTCAGCAGGTAAAGCTTGCTGGGCAGGTTACCGAAGAGGTAAAGGTAATTCTTGTATTAAAATGAAAAAGAGAAAATAATGATTAAAAATTTTAAAGACATTGTAGTTTTATTAATAACAAGTGGTGTTCTAATTTTATTAGGAACCATTATTGTTGGAGACTATTATGTTGCTTTACAAGAAAATAGACCTGTAGATGAATCTGTAATAACACTTATGAAAATGTCAGTTACTGGATTAATTGGTGTTATAGGTGGATATATTGGTGGAAATAAAACATGAATAAATCAAGATGTTGTTGCCAAGTAAGAGCACAAAGAAAAAGAAAAATGACAATAAGAAGAAAAAGAAGAAGATAATATGATAATTAAAAATAAACAAGAAGAAAATAGAACAATAACTATTAATGATAAAAAATATTATGAAAAGGATTTAAACGAAAATATGAGAAATAGTTTAATTGCCTTATCAACACAAAAAACTAATAAAGCAAGATTAGAAATTGACGTTAATAATTGTCAAATTTTAATTGATCATCATGGTAAAATAGTTGATGAAGAACTTGCTAAAATTAAATCTATAGATTAAAGGATAAAAAATGTCTATAAATGATGATGTATATTCAAGAATGCTGAAACACCGTGCATTGTTAACTCTTTACGAAAAGAGATTGGATACTGAAATTAATAAAATTTTGGCATCACACAAAATAAGATTGCAACGAATTGTAGCATTTTCTGGTACAGCAAATGTAAATGCTTTAACTAGAAAATTAAATACTGAAATTCGTTTAACTTATAAAAAAATATATAAAGAAGCTATTAGCGAATTAAATAAACTAGCTGGTGTTAGTGCTAGATTTTATAAAAGTATATTTGCTAGAGCTTTAACAAATATTTATAAAGCTAAAGGTGTAAAAGATACTATAAAAGTTAATGATTTAATTATCAAATCAAATGGTACTTTTGGTCAACAAATAGCATCTATAAGTATTTTACAACAAAGAAGAATAAAAGGTATAGTCAAACAAGGAATGACTGAAAACAAGGCAATGGTCAATATTGCTCAAGAAGTAGGAAAAAGTGGGTTACTACTTTCTACTGCTCAATTACAAACTTTAACTAGAACTGCAATAACTGAAACAGCTAATTATGTGTCAAATACAACATATAAATTAAATGATGATGTTGTTCAAGGTTACCAATATGTGGCTACCTTAGATAGTAGGACTAGTTTAATTTGTGCAAGATTAGATAGTAAAGTATATGCATTAACTAATAAAAATGCACCACAACCACCACAACATTTTAATTGTAGATCAACAACTATACCTGTTATAAAAAGTACTAATCAATTATTAAATACAAATAATAATAGATTACAAAAACGAAAAATTGCTGGATTATCTGATAGTCGTCGTGCCTCTATCAATGGTCAAGTACCGGCGAAAACTACATATGCTGATTGGTTAAAAGACCAACCAAATGAAGTTAAGTTGGCTGTATTAGGAAACCAAAAAAGAGTTACTTTGTTTAACTCGGGAAAAGTTAAATTTTCTCAATTTTCTAATAAAGATGGTAAATTAATTTCGTTAAAACAATTAGAAGAATTATCAAATTAATCTTTTGTTTTAAATTAAAATATAACTAAGGCCGTGTCCAAAGGAAAAATAATGTCAGAAAACATTGAAAATACACAAGTTGAAGAAACTAAAACTGAAGAAACTAAACAACCAGATATAAAACAAATGGTTGATGCAGAAGTTTCTAAAGCTATATCTAATATTAAAGTTAATTTAGATAATGCATATAAGCAAAGAGATGAAGCTTTGTCTGAAGTAAATAAAATTAAAGAAGAGAAAAGACAAACTGAAATTCAAAGCCTTGAACAACAAG